AATGTTACTTTCTCAAATAGACTTTATTTAACGTATGTATTTTTTTGTCATTTTCTAAATACAATTTTTTTTTTTCATTATAGTCAATATACAACGTGTGTTTTCTAGCTTCTAATGTCGTCAACGTAAGTATACTTGCTTTATATAATAGCGGGTAATATTGTTTCACATACTCAGTTTCAATAAAAGAATTGCTAATCGCATAGTTTAAAACATTACTCGCAATACAACAATAGATTCTATTTTTATGTATTTTTTTTATTTTTTTAAATAATAAATTATAACTATTTGTTTCAAATGTACTATCATAGCGATAAGTCCCAATCGTTTGACCTCCATCCCCAAATGGAGTAACCATAAACGGATATATATTTTTTTCAGAATTATATTTTATTTTTTTTAATTCTAATTCCAAGGGGACTTTTATAAGAACCTCAATTTCATCCACATATTCTTTCTTTAACTCATAAAAAAATTCTATGAGTTCATTATAATCATAATAGTCTTTCGTAATACTTTGCTGAGTATTTATATTGTGTAAAAAATTTGTTAATACCTCTTTCGAGACAAAACCTATCTCTTTATGTTTTAAATTATTAAAAATTTCTTCAATGGTTAAGGTAACTTCTTGCTCGCAATATAAATATAATTCTTCATAAATAACTTCTCCAATTTCGGCAACTTCATTTGCGTCTAAAATTTTTTTTTTAATAATGTCAATGGTATCGTCAAAAAAAATTCTACTTTCATTATAATGAAGGTTTGTGTTATTCTTTTCAATTTCATCTAATTCTTCCATATCAAATACTGATGTGTCTGTAATAGTTTCACCTCCACTAAAAATTTCAATCTTATAAAGCCTATTCGTTTCTAAGTAACATATTTTAAATATATCTTGAGACATATAAACTACTTATATATATTATTTAATATTAAAATATATATGTATAATTAACTAATCATATAAATAAAGTTCACTATCTACTATATACGATATATAGGATATATAGGATATATAGGATGTATACGATCATTGTAGCGTTTGATAAAAATAGAGGAATTGGTAAAAACAATACTTTGCCATGGCATTTTCGTGACGACTTACATTATTTTTCAAAACTGACAATTGGAAATAATAACAATGCTATTATTATGGGAAAGAATACATGGAATAGTTTACGTGGACCATTAAAAAAAAGAGACAATCTTATCCTATCCACAAGTTTATCGATAGATAAAAATAGTCCAAAAAATAATTATGTTAAAACATTTGCAAGCTTAGAAGAGATAGATTCTTTTTGTAACACTCAAAAATACACGGAGGTTTGGATTATAGGAGGAAGTCAAATCTATTCTGAATTTTTAACAATGAATAAAGTAAATAAACTCTATGTCACTGCGATTGATAGTAGTTATGAGTGTGATGTTTTTTTTCCTAAATTAGAAGAGAGCCAATGGAATCTTATAAGTCAAGAAACTAAAATAGAAAATGAGATCCGTTTATCTTATTTATTGTATGAAAAAAAAACCACCCTTTAAATTCGTGTCAATTAGTTTGATTTTTTCTATTGTATCTTATAATGGAATCCCTGATAACTAATTTAGTTGATTTTGAGTTTAATGAAATTACATTGGATAATCCTACTCCACTTCAAGGCGGAAGTTTTTTTACAAAAATTAAAGTTTCAAATAAATGTTCTCCTTTATACTTACAATTTCCAAAATGTGTAAGTAAAAATGGCATCATTACAAGCACAAATAAGCGATCTTACATTGATTTACAATATAATTTTTTTGAAACAGATGTAGTAAATTGGTTAGAAAAGTTAGAAACTAAATGTAGAGAATTAATTTTTGAGAAACGCGAATTATGGTTTGAAACCGAAATGATGGAAGATGATATTGAAACTATGTTTTTAAATACCTATAAACCATATAATTCTGGAAAATTTTTAATATTAAGAACAAATATTCCAACCTTAAAAAATATGAAGCAACCAGGGTGTTTAATTTATGATGAAAATGAGAATTTTTTAGAGTATGAGTCTATAAAAAATAATATTGCTTTTATCCCACTGCTTCATATAGAAGGTATTAAATTTACAGCAAAGAGTTTTAAAATAGAAATTACTATAAAACAAATTATGGTGTTAAGTTTAGAAGAAAAAATTAAAAAAGATTGTTTAATAAAACATAGCACTAGTAAAAAACCTGAGCCAGTGCCAAAGCCGGAGCCTGAGCCTTTACCTGTACCAGAGCAAAAGCTTGAGCCTGAGCCAGAGCAAAAGCCTGAGCCAGTGCCTGAGCCAGTTGCTCAAGAAGAAGAAGAAGCAGAGGAAGCAGAGGAAGCAGAGGAAGCCGAGGAAGCAGAGGAAGCAGAGGAAGAAGAAGAAGCCGAAGAATCAAAACTAGAAAGTTTAGATAACTTACAAGAATATAATTTAGAGATTGATGAAATTGATACAAATGCAATTTCCTTGAAATCTCCAAAAGATATTTATTATGAAATTTATAAAGCAGCATATAAAAAAGCCGAACAATTTAGAAAAGCAGCATTAGAAGCACATTTAGAAGCTAAAAATATTAAACTTAAATATAATCTTGATGACTTAAGTATTACCTCCGAGCAAAATACTCTTTCTGATCTAAGTAATTTTTCTGACTTTGAATAATTGAATGTAACAAATTCAATGTAAATAATTGAATGTAACAAATTCAATGTAAATAATTCAATGTAACTAATTCAATGTAACTAATTGAATATAAATAATTGAATATAACTAATTCAATATAACTAATTCAATGTAACTAATTGAATATAAATAATTGAATGAATTATTAAATAAATAATATAAAAATATAATATTTTTATATTATTTTATATATATGAAAAATATGTCTGCTTTTCCAACATTGCTTAAAAATCGGAATTTATCTATGATTTTAGCAATTTTAGCGTTTCTTGGTGTAGTACTTTATTTATATAATTCACACAAAGGAACTTCGGTTGCCCCTCTTTCACCTTTAAGCTCTAGTTTTATTACTAACAATAATCCTACAAATGCTTTACAAACCAATTTAGAAGAAACTCCAATTGCTATGAACGTTCAAAATAGAGAGATTCCGCAAACCAATTCGGCGAATTTTAACCCATCCTCATTGCTCCCAGTAGACACAAATAGTGATTTTGGGGTTTCAAATCCTGTAGGGCAAGGTGCGGGTGCTAATTTAAATATGTTAAGCGCTGGATTTCATCATGGTATTGATACTGTTGGAAATACTTTAAGAAATGCAAATCTTCAAATTCGATCGGAACCCGCGAATCCACAGGTATCGGTGAGCCCGTGGCTACAAAGCACAATTCAGCCAGACTTATTAAGAAGACATTTTGACATTGGTTGATAGATAATTTCTTTCGGCAATTCTTTCGGCAATTCTTTCTGCATTCTTTTTAACCTTTAATAACCTTTAATAACATTTAATAACATTTAATAACATATAATAATATATGGTATTAACCTTTGATTCTTTAACGATCATACTTGTCTTATTAATTTTTGTAATCATGTATCGTATTTACGTAACTTCAGACATCTTCCAATTAAAATGTATTGTTTCTGATGTAGATGGTAAAAAATATTGTGTGAGAGAGAGGGAAAAAATTGAGGATGCGGCAGATAGATTAGCAAAAGTAAATGAACATTTGATTGCTTTAGTGGAGTATTGCGTTAAAACTTATCCTTCGGACGAACGCAGCAAACGTTTGGCTAAAAATTTTAATTCTAGTAAAATTGTGGAGACATTACCGACAAGCGAATATACTGCCTATACGGAAAATAAAGGAGAGAAGATAGCGTTTTGTTTAGACGTTAAAAAAACAGAAACAAGTAATTTAATTGATTTGAATACTTTAACTTATGTAGCAATTCATGAATTAGCACATATAGCGAGTGAAAGCATTGGACATACACAAGAATTTTGGACAAATTTTAAATTTTTATTAGTCACTGCCGAAAAAATAAAAATCTATAAGCCCGTCGATTATAAAAAAACACCTAAAGAATATTGCGGTAAAAAAATAACAGACAATCCATATTATGATGTGTAACATGTAACATGTAACGTGTAATACAAATGTATAATACATTTATAACTATTATAAACCTTTATAGACTCTATAAATGTTTATAGACTCTATAAATTACAATCCATAAATACTTCTTCGCATTCATACTCTGAAATTTTTTTTTTCAATGTTTTAACTTGCTCTTCTAAGTCATTTTTTGTAGTTGTTAAGTTATGAACAATAAATTTAAGGTTTCTGAGCTCTTTATTTTGTGAATTAATAATATCTTGCGAAGAACAACAATGTCCGTATCTCTTAATATGGTCTTCTTGTTGTTTGCTAACCCATTTTTTATGTTTTTTGCTGTCAAAATGGGTTTTCAATTGTGAATCAATCTCATAGGTTCTACCCCAACAAGGACACGTAATACGTCCATGGCCATGCTCAATTAATAACTCGGAATATGTTTTATCTCTTAGACCTTCACTTTTTTCATCATATTTTAATGAATATTCTAGTGCTGAAACAATAAGTTTTGTATTTGTATTCGTTTCGGTTGTTACATTTGATGCCATCGTTGCGTTGCGTAGTTTTAATTTATTAAAAACAAAGTAAAAGAATTCAATTTTCTTTCTCTCTTTCTTTCTTACTTTTTTTTTACTTTAAATATTTTTATTGGAGTATAATAATAGACTTTCATGAAACAAACAAAACAAACAAAACAAACAAAACAAACAAAAAAATTAACAAAGTTCAACCCTTCTATTAAATGGTCCATGTCATCCTATTCACCATTAGTAAATAAACGATTACAGGTTCATTCATTAAAAACCTCACGCGTAAATTCAATAAAGTTATGTGATAGTTTATTGTATTTACAAATAAAAACTAAAAAATGTCAACCTTATAATAGTACAAGTATAAAAAAATTATTACTTGATAATTTAAGATCGTCCAAACATTTAGACGTTTCAAGATTCATTCCGCCAATTCAATTATTATCAAATTGCTGGTTTAATACAATGTTCGTTACTTTTTTTTTTAGCGACAAAGGTAGAAAATTTTTTAGATTTTTTAGAGAGTTAATGATTACTGGCAGAAAATTAGATAATTCGCCAATACCTAAAAATATAGCAAAAATTTTGTTTATTTTAAATTTATTTATTGAAGCTTCTTATAATCAAACAACTAAATCACACGATTTGTTTAAAACGTTTAACCAAATAACTGACAAATTAAATACTAATTTTTTCATATATCATCTTCATCAAATTATTACGAATCATCCAGAATCAATCCAGCTGAATTCATTATTTAAAAATGATAATAAAGTATATGACATTCCTAATATTGATGACGCAGGAAATCCCCTTGCTTATTATGAATCAATCTTGAAGTATTTGAAGTATAACATATTACAAATTATGAAGCAAACCTTCTTGACAAAAGTAAATGTGTTTGAAAGCATTCAAAAAAAATTTAATAGAGAATCCTTAACGCTTATCCCTGATATAATAATCTTACAAGATTTACAAAGTACTTCCTTGTTTGAATCATCGTATACATTTACGGATATAAAAAAGAATACGTATACTTATGTGTTAGATTCTATTATTTTGACGAATAAAGACCATTTTGATCCAAAGGCAAATAGTCATTTTGTTAGCGTTCTAACTTGTAATAAAGAAGAATATAAATTTGATGGTAGTTCGCTTTCTAAATTGGAAAAGTTTAAGTGGAAAAAATTAATAAATACAAATAAAGATTGGATGTTTCAAGAAGACCCAAAGTATGAGCCTGAAGTCTATAATTTTACAAAAGGATATAAAATATTGTTTTATTATAGAATCTAGAATCTAGAATCTAGAATCTAACAAAATTTGCGTTTGCAAACGTTCTTTCTTCGATGGTAATTTTGTTTCCTTGACAATGTTCGTTTTTTTGTTGTTCGTTTCCTTGACGACGTTCGTTTTCGTTTCCTTGACGACGCTCGTTTCCGTTTCTTTGTCGACGTTTGTTTCCTACCACCAAAGCCAACGTTTTGTTCATACTGACTATCGTCAGGTTTGTTTGACTCAATCTTGATTGACTCAATATCAAATGGCTCAATATCGAATGACTCAATATCCTTTTGTTCAAATTGATCTTTCATTGCTAAAACATGGGTATAAGGAACATAGATATCATTTGATAAACATTCTTCTTTTGTTTCTTTTGTTTTTTTTTCTTCTTTTTCTTTTCTACATTGAGCAGCGTCTATACTTTTTAATTTTGTAAAATCGGCACACTTATTATAGTTTTGTTTTTCTTCTTTATATTTTTTAAAATCAAAATGCGCATATACTTTGCTTAACATGTTATGTTTTTCAGGTTCAAAAAGTCTATTTTCAGCGTGATAAAAAAAGTTTTTGTCTGGTAGTTCCATTGTTGTCGAAGTACATTTTGTTAATGTTTTCTTTTCATCTCTTCCAATCTTATAGGTTCTAAATGCCGCCCACGCATGCCAAATGCTTAGTGTTTCATATCGTTCAAATTTCAAAAATAAGTATTTTTTTGATTTACTGGTATTACTGATATTACTGGTAAAGTGATAATATTTACAAATATTACATTCTAGTTTAAAACAATTCTCATTTACACGACATTCAAATAGTAGTGGCTCCTTAAATTTGATTTCATACATTTCTAATGGTTGACAACCACTAAACAATGTATGTGTTTTCAAAAATCCGGTTAATGGACTTCTTGTTCCAAGTTTTATTAACTCATCTACAAGTGTTTCACTTGAACCGGATTCATCAATGACAAAAGATCCTTTTAACGCACATACTCCATCATCGTCTTCGCCTAATTTAGTATATAGATCTTGAAAAAAATAATGTATAAAGGAGTTTTGACTTTTTGACGACATTCTATAATTAACAAGTATTATTTTTTTCGCCTAATTAACAATTCAACTCCAAATCGGAATGATTTGTAGTTCAGAGATAAAAAATACATTCTAAGCGTTATAATTTAAAAATAAATAAAAGTATTTATATAAATGAAAAATAAATTTATTGAAGAATGTATAATACTATTAAAAAAAGATGAAAATGTTAAAACAATTATTAACCCTATTATAGAACCAATCATCAGTAGTTTATTAAAAGAATTAAATCCCTATATTTACTTATCCTTAGTCTTTGTATTTATTAGTTTTTTGTTACATTTAGGAATCTTTTTTTTACTAGTATCGAACAAACTAACCCATGTAAGCCAAACGTTTTAATTATTTATAATTGTTTATTTTTTAATTATTTTATTACTATAATATAAAATGTTTTCTAAGTCTAGCACAAGGAAACGAGGCAAATCAAGGAAACGAGGTAAACAAATGCAAACAGGAGGACTCTCTGTAGAACTAGTTCCAGTTGGGTTAACCTTAGCAACTATGTTATCTCCCGGCAAAGGATTTTTTAATCGACGAAAACCCCGCAAATATTTACGATGGCCAGGAACAACTCCTTGGGGAACTACAAAACATAAGAATTGGTCTAGACGCGGAGCGCGCGGAATCTATACACGTCGAATAAATCGCAGATAATAAATAAATCGCAGATAATAAATGAATCGCAGATTATAATATAAAATATATATCTATATAAATGAATCGAGTGCCTACTTTAAATATAATGCCATTAGCAACCTCCGCTAGGTCAGCTATGGCCGCAATGTCTGCTAGATCAGCAATGTCTGCTAGGTCAGCAATGTCCGCTAGGTCAGCATTGAACAATATTAATCCCTCTGTTGCAACCACAATCAATGTCACACGCGAACGTATTTTAGAAAATCAAAAAAATTATGGTTTTTTTTTAGACAGGCTTAAAAAAAAAGAAATTCTATCAAATGAAGAGATTGATAAAATACAAGGAATTTCTTGTGAAATAAATAAAGACATCTCTCTTTTAATACAATTGATAGAACAACTCAAAAAAGAGTCACCAAAAGACACAACCATCTATAATGACCTAGAGAAAGCTCTTACCAAGGCAAAAGAGAGTCAAATTGCTTGGATTTCTGCCCTACGAACGGCTATTAAATATAATTATAGTAATAAAATAGATTTCAATTATCCTAAAGCTGGTCGCCACATGACTTATAGAAAGTTAAAATTAAAACGAGATAAAAAAAGACGAACAAAACGAACAAAACGAACAAAACATTCACGCTAATATACGTTCAATCGTTTTAAATATAATTTAAATATAAACTATATAGTAAATGTCGTTTGAAGACAATATAAGAAAATGGATACAAATAGACAATGCGATTAAAGAAAAGCAATTACTTATTAAACAATTAAAAATAGAAAAGGAACACTATAATGAGAATATTTTAGAATACATGAATGAGAACAAGTTAGAAAACGCGACTATTAAAATAGGAGATGGAAAATTAAGACTTGTTGAGAATAAAGTTTATGCGAATTTATCCTTTAAGTTTATTTGTGAATCCTTGTGTGAGTTTTTTCAAGACCAAGAAAACAATGAAGAACTGGTTGAAACCATTATGATTTTTTTAAAAGAGAAACGAGAAATTACGACAAGTCTTGAACTAAAACGTTTTGGGATATGTAGTTAGAAAACATTTGTACTATTAGTATCATTCGTAATTTTACTAATATTACTATTCTATAGTAATATATATACTTATATATATAGTGCTATAAAATGAATCTCAATTTAAATGATGCTTTGATTGCTGAAAAATACCCCGAAGTTACAAATCGATTGTTTGATGGTTTATTCGTTCCTTTTGGATTCATTAAAAAAAACATGATGCCTACCATTCCGACCATTAAAAACGATCACAATGAAGCATTAGAAGAAAAAGAGTGTATTGAAGAAAGTATCTATGATGCTCTTTTTGAGTTGGCAAAATTTAAACTACCAAAACGTTTTACAAAAAAGAAACGAATCCCATTAACCCCACAAAAATCACCTAAACGTCAAAAATCACCTAAAAGTCAAAAAAATGCCAAAAAAAGAGAAAAAATTATAACTCAGTTCCGCTCCACTTTTTAGCATTAAAAGGTGCTACTATAATTGTATTCAAATTCTTTTTCCAATGGTCTACTTGTTTATTAAATTCAACTTGTTGGTCTGTGATAGGGTATTCAGAAGCACTTTCCATTAATTTATTTTCAACTGGTTTCATTTTAGGCTTAAATCCATAACAATTTACTCCAAATCGGACATTTGGGTTATCGATATAGCCTCCATTAATACCTGGACGGCCGCAATCATGCTCATGGCCTTTTATTGTTTGTAATTTGTTCCAATGTTCGTGTTGTGTTGGGAACAATGCCAATTGATTGTCAGACCAACCATAACTACACCATTCGCCGCCTTTTTTATAAACGTCCTCCATTTGTTTTATGTTCGCAAGTTCTCCATCATAGGCCTTACATACCGATTTGGCTTCCTCATAAGAATAGTTATTCCCTGGAATATGATAAACTTCTTTAAATGGTAGCTTTGGCGAAAAATTTTTAATGGTTGTCTTAATAGAGTTAGGATTTGAGGCATCCTCATCCTCATCCTCATCTTCCTCTGCATTCTTGGCTTTATTGGGTTTATTAGCTTTCTCGGAGCTTACTTTTGGAGGATCTTGTTTTTTTTTAAAGGCTTTTAAAACATCAATATTAAAAGCATATTTTATGAATAATAGAATTAGTATTACAAACAATATGAAATAGAGTAAATTCAATATTATTCCTAAAATACTTGGTTTGTTTGGTTTTGGATACTGATACTCCATCAATTGATTTGCGGCAGATTGTGTAGTATTGATGACGCTATTCACAACTGGAGTTGCGATACTTGAACCCAATTGATTCATTGGACTTGTTTGAATGGATTGACTATTTGATTTTCCTAAATAATTAAATAATAATAAAAAGAGTATGATAAAAAAGATTACGATAATTATAATCATAAAATTATAAAGTTTTGGTTTTATTTGTTCTATTTGTTCTATTTGTTTATTACTTTTTGGGGGTTTATTATTCGTATCATTCATTTATATAATTAATTTTTATTTTTTTCTATAAAAAAGAGAATATGTGTTAGCATTTATTATTTTATCTTCGGAGAGTTCCGTAATAGTATTATCATTAAAACAATACCATTTACCATTAGGATTTTTAATATTGGAAGTATAATGCCCTCCATAAGTGCTGCCAAAATGATTTCCTGTGCCAAATAAATCATAAACATAGCTTTCAGGCGAATACCCAGAAATATAGCTTGATAAATCTAAGTTGGTTAGCGGAACATCGATCTGTGTTTTGAGTTTTGTATTTCTATTTGTGTAGCGTTTTAACTCGATGATTAAGACATTTGGTAAACTCCAAAAGGTAATATTTTTTATAGCATTTACTTTTGTTCCTTTTTCTTCACTATAAATTTGATTTTCATCGATTAAGTCTTCTTGTTTTGTATATAAATCAAAACAATCCGCTAAAGAACAACGATTTAAATTTGGTATACAGAGAGATAAAATAGAAAATGGTTCTGCGACAATTGTAATATTTTTTTTCGTTGAAAATTCATTAATATGGGTTACGCTTATTCCATAAAAAAGAGTGATTATTTCTGAATATTCATTGTTGTACACATTTTTAATCATTGTATAACATTTGTTTGCTAACACATCTTTATTATTTTTTATAGTGCCGTGAATGTTCATTTTAACTTTTCGTTTTATACTTTCGTGTAAACAATCAATTATAAATAATAAAAATTCAAAGACATCATTTTGAGAAAATTCTGTAAAGATATTATTTTTCAAACGCGAAACTTCTTGAATGGTTTTAACAAACCTATACGGGGCAATCGAGCAATTCTCGCTCCACATCATTTTTCTTAATTGATTCCATTCATTATATACGTTTGACTCAACGCAGTTATTCAGTTCTAAGTTGTGTTTGTCTAACAATTCATTTAATTCATATGTATGCGACAATAATTGCATACAAGAATTTAAATAACAAGTATTTCCAATATTTGCTAATCCCGTTAATCCCAAATTTTTATAGTTTATAAACTTCATTATTAATTAACTATTTACTTATATTTAAACATATTTTATAACTATTAATATATATATTATAAAATGATTCCAAATCAATCCTACGATCAGCCGTTTAATACTATTTTAAATAATTATTTAAATTATGTGAATACGAACAATCGTATTTTAAGCAATACGATTGATGTTATACATGCTCAAAATATCATTTATAATTCAATTATTCATTATTATATTTCAGGACAGAATCCAGTGTCTCCGAATCCAGTGTCTCCGAATCCAGTGTCTCCGAATCCAGTGTCTCCAAATCCAGAGCCAATACCAAGTATGCGTGAACCGACTCCAGTAAGTACAAATGTTGATTCTTTTTTATCGCACATATTTTTAAATATATTAAATTCAAATTATGATGTTGTTAATTCTCCTACAAATTTAGTAGTTACATCATTCAATCGGCGCAGAGAAAATGCACCAGTTCCTACTATAAATGATTTGTTACAAGCGACCACTTATTGTATTTATAGTGAAATAGAAAATCCAATCAATGAAGCCTGTCCAATCTCACAAAAAGATTTTTCAAACAATGATATTGTATTAGTTATAAATACATGTAAGCATATCTTTGAACCAACGTCTATTATGAAGTGGTTCACACGTCGCGGTGAATGTCCGTTATGTAGAAGAACTATTATTCATAGAAGAGAAACAAGAGAAAATGAGAATGAGAATGAGAATGAGAATGCGGATACTGATACTGAGACCGAGAATGAGACTATTGAAAATGAAACTACTGAGAATGGTGAAAATGAAACTACTGAGAACAATAATTCTTCATTTATGAGCCAACATTTAGCCTATATTATTACAAATGATTTAGAAAGTTATTTTGATTTTTCGAATAACTTATTATAATAATTATAACAATTATAACAATTATAAAATTTATTTAAAAAAATAATACGACTATAAATAAATGGATACGACTGATCTCTATATTTTAGCAGACTATAAAAGTTATACTTATGATGAAAATGATAGCTATAGTTATGACATTTATACTTATGATCGTAAAGAGTTTATACTACTAACAAAAGAAATGTATAATGATATTGTAAACAATATTAATTTTAATTTTTTATTAATTTTATTTTCATTTGGCTTTTTTACTAGTTTAATATGTTGTAGAATTAAAGAAAACTATGTTCTAATTAAAACAATCGAACCAACGGCAATCACTGAAGGAAAATAAATAATATAATATATATAAT